GTCAAAGAGGACAGTGAGAAAACCAGCATTGTGCAGTAATGTTGCCGAACTAGTCGCCAAGTCTGCCGAGTTCTTTGGAACAAGCAAAGATGAGAAATGCGTCATCATCGGACATTGCACTGTGGTTGAGGCACTACCTGCTTTGACATCAAAAGGGAAATTGTGTGTAACCAACTCCTCAGAGTTGGCGGACAAAATGTCCGCTGGTTTGTTAGCCGCACCAACATAAACCGAATCAACACGAACCCCGTTAGCTGCAACGATTACATAGCGAACTGAACCATACTGCATGCGAAAGGGGAGCGCCAACCGGGAATGGGGCGTTCTCCGCAACGCCGTGCCTGTGAGGCCAGAAGTGGGTTGGTTTGAGAGGAACCCTGAAACGGGAATCTTAACAAAAGTTTCCCCCGCTCCAATGGTTTCCTCCCATAAGAGACCAAACCGCTTTCCTGCCGCCGAGACCGAAACTGTGACCTGCATTAAACCTGGGTGGGGCACCGCCGCCTCCGCTTCAGGCTCAATGATCATGGGCGCAGCAACCGAGTCATCGACAGGAACAGACTGAGCTTCCATCTCCAAAACAAGATCCTCAATGTCCGGAACTCTCAAAGCTGCCAATGGTGGGGCAATGCTGGGTGTGAACGGAGCAAGGGTATTGTTGCATAAGCCATAGCCATACAATTGGAAATCATCATGGCCCTTGGAATAGACAATAATGGAGACACTCGATGCCGTGGTCGTGACAGTGCGCAAAGGGGTGAGAACGGTGATGGAAAACGATCCCATCAGTTCCTGATCTTCCGAAAAGGACTCACCCGTATGAATGCGCAAACGGTCAGTCTTGGCTCGATATGGAACCACAAAGTCATAAACCTTCAGGCCATCTTTGAGGTCAATGATGGTGGCGTACTGGCTCATGTTCTCAACAAGGTCCAATGGTGACTGGCTGGTGCCATAATTGGTGGTTATGGCCAAGCGACCAGTCATGGAGGGACAAGAAGGAATTTGGAGGCGATAAACAATACCCCCCGACCACTGGTTATGCATGCTGGACCAGTACCCGAGAGCATTGGGTGATAGAGCATCACCCAGCTTGGAACCATACAGGTGCGGAACCGGGGTTAGATCAAATTGGAATTGATCTCCAACCAGCGTGGAAGTCGTCCAGACGATGTCAGTGCTCAACACCGTGAAAGTCCTGACCATCTCAGACAAGGCCATTCGGTCCACCCCGTCAGAGAAAATTTCTGGAGTGGATAGAACATCCACACCCGGGTCCAGCGCCATGACATTCCCATACTGCAGGTTGCGAGCATGGTTCATCATTGGCACTCCACGTTCAACCACTGGCATGTAGTTGGTTCCAATGTTTGGCGCATCATTCTTGTAAGTCGCATCCAAGTGTCCTTCTTGATCGAAACTATCACCGGTATCCCCAACATCAATGGTTCCAGCAACCACCTGGTCAAAATTGTAAGTGTTCTGAACAGTCTTAGACGCTAAACCACCTTCAGGAACAAGTCCAAACAGCTGAGGCTGCAGGTGCTTGGTCTTAATCGGACTTGGGTTGAGGATTGGTTTCAATGGCGTCGAAGTAGCTTGACTAATCTGGGTGACAGGCAAGACCTTCTGCAACACCTTGAATTGCGAACCAGGGAATCGTGCAAAGACAGAAATCGCGATATTCGCCAAACCACCAACACCTGTCTGAATGGGTGCCAAGACATCCATACGCAAGGTGCCAAGTGAGTCAGTCGGATCACTGTATGCCAAGAAATTCTTGTAATGAACATAGGGGATGGTCAAAACTGTATTTGCGCTAGAGTCTGGGTAAATGAAAGCATGGTTGAACAGAGTCCAATCTTGAGGATGCGAGCCTTGAACTGCCGCTGCCTCCTGAATGGACGTGAGTGGAACAAAGTAAACAACCAGGCAACCAGAATGAAAGGGGGTTCCTTGCATTTGGAAACTCACTTCAACATCACCTCGCCAAAGGTACATTTGTTTGAAGGGGGTCAAAGCGGGTCCCCGGATAACATCCTGTGGGATTGCCCAACTGCGAACATTGGTGAACTGGGGGTCCGGACCAACAGATATGTCCTCAACATACTGCAGTCTTTCTGCCAAGCCAAGCAAGTCGAATTGGCGCTCTGGCACCGAACTGTCAATGGAATGGGCGGAACCCATGACCGTGGCCTCAACACGTTCCGTGTCATTGATCTGAATGCCGCCTGTGCCGGACTCTGTGACGTAGTCGGACAATGTTTGCGATTTACGGTTCGTCGCCTTCTGCAGATAATTCCACTCCAGGACAGCATAAGGTGGTAACATTGGCTTCAGGCCCTTCTCCTTGGCAATACGGGCAATATCTGAAACCAGTTCCTCATACTGGTCCTGATCCCACCCATAGAGCCGAGAGCATGCATCCTGGGCGCAGACATTGGATGCAACCTCAATGTCAAGTGTGTTGGTGACATACTTGAGTGTCCGCGCCACAGAAGACTCCAAGGGTTTATTAACCCAATGAGAACCCAACGGGGTTTCCTTTAGAACCGATGTGCCTGAAAGAAACACACAATTCTCAAGCAAATCCAGTTGAACCTTGGGTTGGTCCTTCCGCCCAGGGGTGATCTGAATGCCCAATGTCGCACAAAATGAAACAAACTGGGAACCATCAAAGGTGGCCTCAGCCTCCGGAGAAACCGAGACGATGAGGTCATCTCCAAAAGCTTGGACCCGAATGTGCTTCAAGAACCCCTTGATCCCTTTGAATTCAGGCTCCTTGACTTCGGATAGCCAAGACATCACCAAAAGTAGCCAAAGCCACATATTATTCAAGGCGGTTGTGAGGTAAAACCCAGTTGCATTCCCATTGGTCTTCTGGAGGAGTAACTGTTGGAAGGCAAGGGGACAATGTATGACATTCTTCATGAGGATATTCCGCGCACGTTGGAATTCACGATCAGTCTCACCATTGTCCGTATACCACTGGTTAATGACTTTGGCAAGGCCATCTGCAGCAACTGGATGTAGGGTAGAGTCACAACTGCGAACATCTGAGTCAAAGCCACGGGTAGCGCCATTCGAGCGAAGGTGAACATGCATCTCGTGCCAATGGCTGCTGTACACGTCCATCCCAACTGCAGAAAAGGATTCACCCTGTGACTCGATCATTGCTGCGATGAATGCGCCAAAGAACATACGACAAGCCAGGGTCATGGTCAAGCTCTCAGCCAAAACTGGCCTCGGAAGCTCGACCTTTTCCGGCACTCGCGTTTCATCCTTGGGAAATACATATGCAGTTTGCATGGCCCATTTCCCCTGCAACAAGTCACAGATTGCATTTTGAACGTCAATTTTGTCAACTTCACTCACAAAATCATAGATGGGGTTTCCAATCCCTTCATTGATATCGTAAAAGAAATCGCGTTTCTTGAAGCCAGGATTCCGGTGCTTTAGAGGGAAGCCAAGTCCACCAGCCATGTTTAAAACCCCGATCCGACCGACTCCATTAATGGTTTCAGTCAACGTTAGGAGTCGCCCACCAATCGCTGGATCTGGTTCCCAATTTCTAAGTTCCATGGATAAACAACCAAGTGCCATCTTGAAAAGGACAGGGGGTGGGGGAAGCTTCTGAGATGAAATCTTGAGGAGTCCTTCTTTCAAACCGATGTAGGACTCGGACAATCGAACTGGATCTTTGTCACAAGTGCGGGCCATGGCACAATCAGCGTACAGACCCAGCGTCTTGTGGCTGGTCTTTTGCCATGTTGTGCGACTCTCCTTGTGAACACCAATAACCCGAAGGTATTTGGAAAAATCCTCAAGCCGAACAGGTTCGGTCTCTGGCAACTCGATGTCATAATTGAAGTCCCCAAGCATTTGCCGTTTGATGCCATTCAAGAATCCAGCAGTTGCCGAAATCGCATAACTGTTCGTTTTGTCCTTTGTCCCAAGAATATGGAGGCCATAACAGAATGGCTGACCACCAACACTATCAGTGGCCAACACACCAAAACAGTCCCCTGCTTGTGAACCAGAGTACCTGAACATTGCCGCACACTCGACCAGGTCGTGATTCTTCGTGGCATACCACCGCATCGGGTCAAAGAGGCGACGTGCTGAGGAAATCTGACGAATGGAATCAGACAAAATCAGATGAGCATTGGACAAAATCTGGGACGCTGGGCCAGTGGGGTCCGCAACAAAGTACTTTGAAATCGTTGGTAATGGAGAGAAGGTAATTGGAGCCCTGAAGGCACACAGGTCCATCGAAACCATCTTTCCGTCCACGTTGGTGCCCCACTCAATGAATGTGGCCGGGTCGAAAGTGACAATGTGTTGCTCTGAACCATGAGACAAGGTAAACACCGCCCCCTTAGATGGTCTCCTAGAATGGTCATCATAGAAGATATGCTTGGGGGTAATGAAAACATCGGCTCCAATGCAAAGTGCCTGGCAATGGCGTCCGTCGACCTCCAAAAAGTAAACGTTGCGCTGAAGTTTGGCTCTAAGGTTCTCGGATTGCAAGGTGCCAGCCTGGGGACGAAGATTGAGCACTTCCATGTGCGCTTTCATTCGCTTGGAGGGCTCCTTCTTGGCCCTCTTCCCACGGCTATTGCCTGTCGAACCGTAGGTGTCCGGGGCCCAGCTCTCGGCAGTTTCATCTGGATCATGACCCTCCTGGAAGCGCCGAGCCCCCGCATAGATGGCTGTCCCTAGCACGCCAATTGTGCATAACAAGCCAACCGCTTTCAGGATGTCATGGGTGGAAAATCCACCATCTGGACGAATCCACACCCTGGCTCGCGCAACCGCCTCCCCGATGGATTGAGCCGCACCAGCATACCAGGGTGGAGGGTTCTGCAGAGCGGCCTGATGCTCGTCAATTCGCTTTGAGATCAATTCAAGAGTGGCCTGCTCACCAGCGGCTAGCATCTCCTCAATTGTTTCACGTTTGCTCCCAAGACAACTCAAATCTCCATCAGTGACAGTTTCAAATTCACCGATTTGGGCCGAAACTTCATCCCGTGTCATCACCACATTGGGTTTAGGCTTAGGTTTCCTAAAGCGTGTCAACTTCTGCCGGGGCAACTCAGCATTGCCGACAACCAAGGACTTGATCTCATGAGCTGTCAACGGAGTTGGCGGTTCGTCGGTTGAAGAGCTGGAGCCATCTTGCTTGCCAATAGAAGGAGGCGGGGTCAGTGACGGGAAGTCCCCCTGGGAAGAGGTGTCAGACGGGACCGAAGCGAGTGGTGGTCCATTCCGCCATGCATTAGGCTGAGTTGGTGCAGCTGCGGGTGGACTTAGTGGAGCGGGTTGAACCGAAGACGCCGCCTGATTGGCAGCTTTGGCCTTAGCATGACCCCGGCCCCGCTGGCCCCGATGCGTCCC